GTAGAAGATCCATAATTATTATCATTCTCAGAAGTATTAACTTGCATTGTACTTAAATAATTAAGTTGAATATCATCACCAGAATCTACAGCTGATGCCATAGCTTGTGGAGTGTTAGAGAATTTACTTACATCTTTTGAAGATGTATTATCATTTCCAATTGTATTAGAATCAGAAATAGACTTGCTAGAAGTGTCTGAAGTAGAATCAGTTTTACTAGTTGATTCATTAGTTCTTAGTGTAGACTTATCAGATGTAAAGTCTTTTGTTTCTTTAACATGATAAGGATTAAGAAGATCAGAAGCAATTAGTTTAACTTGTGCATCATACAAAGCTTTATACTTTGGCATAATATCTTGCATTCTATCTTTTAAGAATAGAACCCATCTAGCAACAGAATCAACACAGATATTTCTTGTGTAATAAGATTCTAATATATGCTTTTCTAATGCTTTCTTATCAGATGCATCACCATAATAAGGATAATCAAAATCAAATATTTCAGGAACAGCTTCTTCAATTTTAGTATTAATTTTATTTAAAGCTGTTTTCCAATTTCCTAGAGACATTTTATCAATTTCTTCCTCAGGATGTTTATCTCTATAGATCTGATCTACTATATCAGATACTTTTACTGTATAATCACTCATTATTATCCTCCTTTTCTTCTATGTTATCTTGTTGAACTTCAGATAAATATTGTGGAGTTTCTACTTTCATATTTAGATTGAACATTTTATTAATTTCATCTACAGCTTCTTGTCTTGTAGACATCCACATTTCTCTATTAATAGCTACTTGTTGCATCATGGCATTCATTTCACCCGATATCATTCTTTCTCTTTTTTCAACTGATCCAGAAATACCAAAGATATTAAAGAATTCATTTACAACAGTTTCTTTTTGTTTTTGAAGGTTCAATATTTCACTAGCTGAGACATTGAAATCCATGGTTTGTACTGATGATTCTGAAAATAAATCCTTATCAGGAAATATAACATAATAATCATCATCATATTGTCTCATTAATGTTTCTACAGAATTTTTCATTTGTTCAGTAGTTTTCATCATTAAAGGATGTTTCATAGCTCTAGTATTCATCTTTATAGCTAAATCTATATCAGATAATTTATCAGCATATTCATTAATATATTCTAAAGCCGAAGTTCTAGTTCTATTGGCATAAATCAATACACAGTCCTTATGAACATTATATTCTGGAAATATGATTTCTGTAGTTTTTCCAATAGGTTTAGCTCTAGTTGGATATCCATAGACATCATTTCCAGTTATAGCACCAGGAAGACAAAAATATTTTCCTAAAGCTTCATCATAGAAGAATATTCCAAAAGCTCCTAACATGATCTCTTTTTCCATCTGAGCCTCATTGATCTCATCAGGTAGTCCAGGATATTTGAACATATTAACAGCTAAGTTAGTAAGTCTCATAACCCAGTATTTGTACAGATAATTTTTTGTAATAAATTTCTTTTTTTGTTTACTTGCCATAATATATTACCTCATTATTAGTTCTACTATAATCGCCGATATAATCACCATGCCATAGTGTAATACCTTTCATAAATATATCTCTAATTTTCATTAAATCATCCATAGGTATATCGCCATAGACATTAGGTTCAGTCATTTTAATATAGTTCCAGCTTGTTCTAGTATGAAATGCTGGTACTTCTAACTTATTAACTTTATATCCATATTGTTTAAAATAAGATGTTAGTTTATCAGCATATTCACTTTTAATTGTTTTATAAATACAATAAAGTGTATTGCAGTCATACATATTATTAAATAAATAACTACCACCTAAACTTCTAGCAGTTGCTGGTATTTGTTCAGCATCCCTCTTTTTAGCCATAATATTAGCTATAGATGTTGCAAAATCTGTTTTAACAGAATTTAATGAATTTAATTTATTTGTTTCTGCAGTTCTTTTAGCATTTTCATATGCAATCTCATTAGTAATAATATCAGTGAATCCACTAACAACTTGTCCTCCACCTCCACCACTTAACATATTTAATAGCCCTGCACCAATTTGACCTGCACCCTGAATAGCACCCATAATTCCAGTATTATAGGCATTTTCCATTGCAGTAGAATAAGTTCTTTGTAGATTATCAGTTGATGTTTGCTGTAATAATCTGGCATTACTTTGTGCAACAGCTATAGAATTTGAATTAGATTGAATATATGAAGCTGTGTAATCATCAACAATTGGTACATTATCATTTGAATTATCAATTAAGATATATTCTCTTTGATAATCAGATGCATTACCTAGATAACCTTTTACAATATATCCCATTTTATTAATAAAATTAATTGTTCCTAGAACTCCTATTGTTATAGCATCATTATTAACATATTCCAATTTAATAATAGTTGAATCACCTCTTAAAGTTGTCAATTCCATAAATGAATATGGATACATATAAAGTTTTGATTCCTCATAATTTGGAAATTTACTATATTTTGTGAAATTTGAAATATATTCAAATATTTGATAATTTGGATTATTAGCTAAACAAAATGCTCTTAAACTTGTTCCTGCAACAATATTAGCTATATTTAATGTATAAGCAGGATAATTAATTGTCCATGTAGAACCATCTTTAGTGATACTCAAATTATTAAATGGAAGAAAAGGAATTATAATACAACTTACTAAACTATTTACTAAAGATGAATTGGTTCTGAAAGCATTTAAAATATCTTTAAATGATGAAATACTTACATCACCTTTAAAATTAACATCATTATAAGTTTTACCTGTATAAACAGGTACAATATAATATCCTATATTTGTAGCTAGTCCTTTAATTGAATATGATGGCGAAGAACCCTTAGTGCATCCTAATATTGCCCATGCAACATCTTCTAATTGAGTTATTTTTTCAATATAAGAAGTATCATACTCACTGCCATATTCTAAATTTTCAGGTATTGTATTTATTACAGGTTTATTATTTATAAATCTTGTTGTATGTTCTCTTTCAATAAAACTTTGTTTCCATTCCATATTGAATAAGAATGTTTGATAAACATCTAATTCATATCTGATATTGCTAACACCAGGATTAACATAATCAATACCTAAAACAAAAGCATAATACCATTTATTAGAATATTGTGGATTCTGCCATCTGAGATATTTAACATTAGCAATAGTATCAGCTTGATATCCAATTTGGATAGTACCTAAATTTTTTCTTTGATATGTACCATTTTCTAAAGTATGAGTTACCTTAGATGCAAAGAAATTATTTTGAGCTGTTACATTTTCAAAATAATATTGATGTGTATATGATAAATCAATATCTACATCAGATATCAATTCAATTCTTCCTTCAGGTTGAAATATAGCCATAGAATACCTCCTACTATAATTTATTATAACAAAATAAAAAGACTAGTAAATACTAGCCTTTTTATGCAAAGAAGGTCAATCAATTAAGCAACAGTAATTTCTTTAGTTGCAGTAACTGTATCTTTAACTACAGATGTAGCCTTAATTGTTAGAGATGCACCAGAGAATTTAGGTGATACAACTAGGTTACCATTTTGATTAATTGTAGCATATTGAGGATTGCCTACAATTTCCCAGATTACAGCTTGTGAAGATACAGCACCTTCACCTGTAACTGTAGCTTTATAGTTATAAACAGTACCATCTTTTGTAATAGAAGCTTCACCTGCAATAGCAACAGTTGAAGGATCAGTAATTTCACCAGTAACAAATGCAACAGCATTGTAGAAAGGTGATAAAGCCATAATACCTTGGTGATGGTAGTAATAGTTAGTTGTTAAGTGTCTAGCATTTAATCCTGTAGATGTAATATCTTTGTAAGTATCATAAATTTGGAAGAATGCTTTATCTACTAATAATGCTTGAACATTGTCCATTCCAGGGAATCCAGGAACTTCAACAACATTACCCATAAATTCAGCTTTTTCCATGTTGAATGCCTTAGCTAACACATCAACATCTAAAACAGCATTAATTTCAGGAGTTACTAGAACATATAAATCTTCAGGTCTAGCCCAGTTTAGAACACCCTTAGCATTGAAGCTTCTTGAAGGGAATCTCATAGACTTAACTAAAGATCTGATAGCCTTAACTAAAGTCTTAGCTGAAGTTTCATCAGTAACTGCTGTAACTGGTACTTGATAATATAAATTTTGACTATCTACATTAGCATAGTTACCTAATAATTTCATAGTTAGAGTGAAATCATCAATTTCATCACCATTGTAAAGTTGTCTCATTAATCCAGCCATGAATTTATCTAATTCTCTGTAAGACATGAAAGCTCTTCTAATTACTCTTTCATTTACAGTCAATGGATAAACTGTTTCCCTGTTGATCTTGTAGAATACTACATCAACATCAGGTTTAAATGTTGCCCATTGATCACCTGGATTGTCATTAGGTACTTCTTCTTCATATAAGAAGCCCTTAATAGGTTGAATGTAAACATCTTCAATAGTATCACCAAATTCCATCCATCCTTTGTAGAACATTTTTAAAGGTGATTCAAATGAATTGTAGTTTACATTTACTAAGCCGATATGGTTGATAAGTGAATATAAAAATTCATTAGCACCTGGCTTATAGTTCATTAAAGCATTACCAAAGTTTGCTAAATCAGCATCTGTATCGAATAATCCTTCAATTCTGTTTTGGAAATCAGAGTTCATATCAGCATATGTAGCTTTTAATACATCTTGCCATGTAGTACCCTGAGTTAGTCCATTTAAAGTATCTGCCATTTCTTTTTCCTCCTAATTTTTAGTTTCTATTTTGATATTCAGGTAGAATTAATTGATCAAAAGTTTTTACTGGTTCTTCATCAGGATCAGAATTTTTATCTTCATCTTCTGATGGTTTACCTTTTGGATTAGAGAATAGCTTATCAACAATTCTGTTCTTCAATTCTTCATGTTCCTTATTTCTTTTTTCAAGTTCATCTTTTAAAGATTGAATTTCAGTGTCTTTAGCATTTACCTCATCAATTACAGCTTGTAGATCTTCAGCAGAATATTTTGATTCTTCTGATGTATCTGTAGCTAGTCCAGTCATAAACTCTTTAAATTTTGATTCCATACCTTACCTCCATTTTATTAAATACTTTCTAATAAATCAATATTAAGTGCCTTATAGAATTCATCTATAGTCTTGAATCCTAATACAGTTGCAAATACCTTAGCATTACATACATGAATAGTCCTGACATCAAATTGATTATTACAAATGGCATATATTCTTGAATTAGAATATCTAGCTTTCTTAGAAAAGCTATAAACAGATAACCCTTTCTTTTCAATTAATGCTTTAAATAATTCACCTGTACTTTTAACTTTTTTCATACATCCTCCTTATCTAATTCCCAAAACTGTTAGTAAATCATACATATCATTTCTGATATAAACATCCTCATAGAATAAATATCCATTAGAGAATGCTCTTTTAATTTCTGTATTCACTCTGAGCTTTTTATCTGTAATAATCATCATATTAGGTTTGTAATCTTTAGTTGTGTAGCATATTGTAGTTACATCATTATTAGTTTTATTAGAGACTATTAACTCAAAGTCTTCCTGATTGAACCATACACCATACTTTTTATCTTTCCATTGAATATTAAATTGAAGTATTCCATTTTTAGGTCTAGGTTTAATAAAATCATCTGTAGCATCTTCAAATTTATTTTGTAATGCCATTTCATCATACATAGTACCTTTAACCATCTTGGCAAATTTACTCTGAGATCTCATTTCAATAAATTTCTCATTATCATAAACATTCAATAATACAGTACCATCTTGAGTTACCTGGAAGCCTGATTCCATTGGAGTAAATTTAAAGAAGGTAAAATAAGGATTACTCCAACTTATAGCATTAGCTAGACATAAACATCTACAGCCTTCTCTATGCCTGAATACTGTATCCATAAAAGAATAAAGTTTAATAGGTTCATTAGGTAAATAGTGCTGATATCCTTTTTCAATAATAAATTCATCAAAAATAATCGTGTCATAATCTGAATAGACTGTACCTTTTTTAGATTGCTGAACTGTTAGATACATAGCTTGACCACAATGTAGTCCATCAATATAAAATTGTCTACCTTTAACAGCAAATTCATGATTCTTCATTTTAGGATCATCTTGAATCTGAACAAAGAAATTAGCTAAATCATCACCATTTACTTCTTCTTTAAATCTTCTTAAATAGATAAACTTTTTACCTGTTTTAAGAAAGTGATTCACACACCATACTTTACATCCATAAGTTTTACCAACACCTCTAAATCCAACTATAAAGCTTAGAAGTGCATTGAAAGATAATACTTTATCAGGATTAAACCAAATATCTTTATCCTGAATATTTTCTTTTTTACTCATAATAAATCTTCATTCTTAACTAGTTTAAATATAAGTGATTCCAAAGTATGATCATGAACCTTAATTATTTCTGTAAATGGAATAGGAATTTCAATTTCATTGTTTTGTGAATCTCTGAATTTAAGCCATATAGCATCATCTCTAAATTCAGGTTCTTTAGCCCATTTAACCTTATTTGAATAGCATAATATTTGTCCTATTACAATACAAATTTTTTCATATAAATCTTTCACAATTTACCTCCTATATCATTTTACAATATCATATTATAAAAAGAAAGCCTATCAAAATATGACAGGCATTTCTTATTGAAAGGACGCAGATCGCAATGAACATAAGCCTACTGTACCACCAGTAATATAAGTATGAGGTTACAAGCCTTGGTGACAATACTTATACTTTTAACTTATTACTTTCAAAGCACCTACACTTTTATTATAACAAATGCCTTATCATTCAACAATTTTATTAATTTCAAAATCTTTAATCGTAAATTCAGTATCTTCTAAGATTACACCCCCAGGAACATTTTTAGGTATTAATTTACCTGATTCAGTAAATCCAGCCTTAAAATTATCAAAGGTAACTTTTTCCTTAATACGATCAGGCATACCAGCACATTTAACATTCAGATGATAATATTTATTACCTCTTTTATAAATCAAAGCTGAAGGTTCTTTACTTTTCTTATTTTCTAAATACTTTTCTCTAGTAGTAAGTTCTTCTTCAACATAAGACTTAGCTTTTAGAAATCTACCTCTTTCAAAGTTAGATTCATTCTTCCAATATCCTAATTTCTTATCATCTATTACTTTAGACATTTCTTCAGGTTCATAATCACCATCTAAATGCACAGAATCTGTATCAGCATAAATGAATCTATCATACTCCATCTGAGCTGTTCTGATCGTTTTATTTCTCGCATATGCTGTGCAAAATATCCCTACTGGAATATAAACAGCATCTTTGGTATATTTCTTCTGAACTATATACTTAACGGCATCATCTTCAACTACAGGAATTTTTTCAATAATATCTGGTGATGTAGCAAATTTACCATATAAATTATTAAGCATAAGTTTAGCTAATTGTTTAATAGCTCCAGAAGAATTTTCTTTGACTTTATACCAGGTATCAATATAATCATCAAACATACCCTGCATAGCTTCAAAACACCAATAACAGATCCAATCAATATTCCATACATCATAATGTTCAAAGAATAAATCTAAATCTACATTACACAAAGTTAGATCAACAATGCCTTTAGAATCAACCAGATATTCATTGCCATTGTAATAAAGTGAATTTTTAACTTGAATCATAGGTAAATATCCTTTTTTAAGTTTAAATTCACAACTAAATTTTTGAACATACAAAGGTCTGGATGCATCCTTCTTGTATTTACCATAATCAAATCTAGGAAGTCCTATAGGATATAAATTTTCTTTAGCCCTCATAGCCCATGGATATAAACTATTAACATCATAAACTTTACCCTTTTTAATATCTTTATTCTGATATTTAGGATTAACATATACCCAACCACCTCTATAAGCTTTTCTTAATAGATGGTCTGTTTCAGGATCAATTATAGGAAATCTTCTTTTAAATTCAGATTCACCTATCATCTTCTTATATGAACTTAAAGCATCTGAACCTATAGTCATTTTAGTAAGTCCCTGATCAAATTGAATAGCTAATGCTCTAGCCATTATCTCAACATCATTTCTCAGATAATCTTTTTCATCCTTAGTAAATATATGCCCTCTTTCTCTAGGAGCTAAATAATCCATTTTAAGCTTCTGAATAGGAAGTTGAAAATCCTTAGCTATCTTTTTAACAGTAAATGGCAATTTCTTTAATGAATCATAAAATACTACTTTCTGATAATAGTGCCTTTTACCCCATGTTTTACGATTAAAACATACTTCCATTTTATATATCTGATTATCACCATTAATTAGAGTATTAAAAGTTAGTGCTTTTAAATTATCACTATCTACATATCTGAATCCTGTTTTCAACAAATACCAAATTATAAACTGACTATCAAATCTTAAATTATGGAAATAGATCTCACAATTAGCTAATTCTCTAACTTTATTGATAAAGCTAACAATATCATTTCCATAATAAATCTCATTAAGATTATTGATACTACAAATAGCCCATGCCCATACCCTGCAATCATTAGGATCTGGAGTAGTCTCAAAATCGGCAGTATATTTAATCTTCATCCAAGATATCTCTAAATTGTTTATATTTTGGATCTTGCCTGAAAGCTTTTATTTCACTTTTAATCTGTTCTCTTTTTAATTTTTCATCAATTTGTGAATATATAAAATCAAAATCAAATACACCAGATAAATAGAATAATCCTAAAAAATCAACTGCATCAATATTTTCTTCTTTTAATAATTTCTTAATACTCTTAGCAAAATAAGTGCTAGTCTTATCAGCTAAGCCTTTTAACCAGTTTTTCTCTAGATTCTGAATCCTGGTATGAGTTGTATCTACAGCTCTACCTTTCATTTTTGTATATTCACTTTTAAATCTTTCAGGAGTAAAAATATAATCTCTATATTGACCTTTTCCTACTTCACCTATAGGACTTTTTCTACCTCTAATAAAGATTCTATATCCATAAAAATCAGAAGACTTAGTAACTGTAGCATTATAAATATTAGACTTTTCTTTGATTAATTTATCATCAACTTGTCTATAATAACTATAACCACCAACTGATTCTATTGCCTTAGCAACTTTCTTTCTGAATCTATTCTCAGCTTTAATTTCTTCTACTGCACTTTTAAATACAGTTGAAGGCATATATACAGGAACTTCTTTACCACCTTCAATTGTTGTACCTAAATTCTTCATATGATATTTTCTAGACAAAAATTCATTTAAAGTATTTAATTGTTGTTTAGCTGATTGTCTTGTCATTTCTTCAGGAAGATTAAGCATTCTTTTATCAAATCCAAAATCAGATACATCAACATCAGGATCTTTTAATTTAATATTGCGAAGCTTTCTTTCTACCTTTTTTAATGTTTCATCTAACTCTTTATATAGTTTTGAATTTTTACTCAATTGTGCCATATTTACACTCCAATATTTCTAATCTAGCAATAACTCTAGATAATATGTGCTGATACTGTTTATTTGTAATATAACTAAATAATAAATCCTTATCAGCCTGAATTACTTGTTGTCTTAAAAATAGTAAATCTTGAATATCCTGTTCCTTACTTTGATTCCACATTGCTTAACCTCCTAATCTCTATATTTCTCAATAATTGAATTAGCTTCTATTTTAACTAAATTCTGATCTATTAATTTCATAGCCTCAGCTAATGTTACCTGGATGCCTTTAATATAACCTTCATTAAATTGCTCTAGTTTAGATTCATAATGATCAGATGTATGAAATTTCTTCACAAAATCTATTTCTTTAGTCATTATTTCTGATAACTGCATATATAATTCTAAATCAGTCATATAAATCCTCACTTTCTAACTGAACTATCTTCATCATTACTCCTTCTTATTTTAACAATATCATTAAAGTCTATTTCTAGCCATTCCTCTAACATTGTTTTTAATACGAACAAACTTCCCAACAATATAACAATCAAACTGACTATGAGAATTAAGAATATTAATGTATTGAATATGAATTGATTAATTACTTGCATTTTCTTTTCTCCAATCTTCAATCAATGCTAGTAAAGTATTGCTTTCAATAGACATACCAACACCAACATACCCTTTAACTATTTTTCTTATGTATTTAATAGGAATAGCCTCAACTTCTTTTTGACTTTCGATAAGTTTAATGCTTGAAGGTGTATAGTGTCTTTGTTTGACTTCTTTTAAGAATTTGTCTTTGTCTATTAATCTCATTGCTTTCTCCCTACCAATTCATCAAGTGATATTTTGAAGTAATCTGCTATCTTAATAGCGATAGTTAATGATATTTTTCTTTCTTGGCACACCAATCTACTCATATGCACTTCACTTATTTTTAGTTTTTTAGCAAAGTCTTTTTGTAGCATATTCTCTTTTTTAAGTTCTTCTTTTAACTTATTGACTATGTTCTGTTGATAATTCATTCTTCTTCTCCTAATATTTCATCAATACAAGCATTCCAGCCATCACCATATTCATAATCAATATAACCTTCTATTTTTTGTGGTAAAGGTTTTAAAGGGCAAACCTTTGGTCTTTGTTCTTTTCTATAATCGCCTTTAAGACAACCCTTACGAACTAATTTGTTGCAGTCTTTACAATTTGATGGCATATCAATTACTAATATTGCTTTCATATTCCTCCATATCTTCGTACCAGTATTGTATTAATTCGTTCATTGCGTTTATTCTTGCAGTACACCATAGGTCATTAACTAATTCTTTTCCTTTTCTTCAGGATGGCTTTTGCAGTATTCCAAAGCCTCAATTCTTTCTTTAATGTATTTAATTGGTATTGGTTTCATATTTTCCTCCTTTTAAGAAGGGATGGAATTAACCATCCCTTTATAATTATTCAGCAAATGGATAACCTAAATCTTCAATCTTTTCTGCTGACATCTCTTTTCTTTCCCATTTACCATCTTTTTGAGCTGGTGGAATAGATTGAGATAATTTAATTTCTTCACCATTTACAGGAAGACTTACAATGAATCCTGTACGATCAGAATTAACTCTAACTAATTTACTAGAGATCATGAATGTAATATCATCATGTTCTGCTAAAGCAAATGCTAGAGAACACTTACCAGAATCTGAATTATAGATCATAGTAAGTTTACTAGAAGGGATAAGAATTCTTCTCCATTCTACCTTTGGTGCTGAAGTTCCAGCTTTGTTAGTTTTTTCAGTTTTTAATGCCATATTTATTCCTCCTTATATTATTGGCTGTCTACCTGATCTAACTACAGGTGACAACATCATACTATCGCATTTTAATATCATTGTCAAGTGTGA